CAACATGATTGGTGGAGGTGTTGACAATATGGAAAAATACAAGTATATGATGGGTCAGGCACATGCCTATTTAAGAATATCACAGGAAATCTCTAACCTGCTAGAACCAAAGGAGCCAAATGATAACAAAAGAGAACAAGACCTCACAAACGTCGTCCGATTCGGAGACAAAGACTAAATCTGCATTATTAGAAAAGTACGAAAAACAAAATGCAGAAGCCAATCAAAAAGAAGTTGATGGCTATGAACGTTTAAAGAAAAAAGAATCTAATAAATTACCTAAACCAACTGGATGGAGATTAGTTGTTCTGCCATTTAAGATGCCAGAAAAAACTAAAGGTGGATTGTATCTTGGACAAGATACATTAGAAAGACAGCAAGTAGGTTCTACCTGCGGCCTGGTTCTTGCTATGGGTCCACATTGTTATGATAAAGAAAAATTTCCAGAAGGTCCTTGGTGTAAAAAAGGTGATTGGATAATTTTTGCAAGATACGCTGGATCAAGAATTCAGATCGATGGCGGGGAAGTAAGATTGCTAAATGATGATGAAGTTTTAGCAACCATCGATAATCCCGAAGATATACTTCATCAATATTAATCATAGGAGGAAACTATGCCTGACGTAGAAGAAAAGAAAACAGTTGATATAGACACATCTGGTCCAGGTGCAAATATAGAACTGCCAGAAGAAGAACAAGAAAGTAACTCAGTAGAGGTATCAAATGATAAAGTTGAAGAAAGTGTTGAGTCCAATGACTCACCTGAAAAATCTGATGAGAAGCCTGCTGTTCAAGCAGACGAAAATAAAACAGAAGAAGACAAAGAGTTAGAGCAATATTCAAAAGATGTAAAAAGAAGAATTGCTAAACTTACAGGTAAATGGAGAGAAGCTGAAAGACAAAAAGATGAAGCTTTAACTTACGCTGAGAGAATGATTATAGCGAAGAAAAAAGCTGAAGCTAAACTCTCGAAGCTTGAACCAGGATACTTGAAGTCTACAGAAGATTCCATTGTATCAGGTATGCAAGCAGCACAAGCAAAACTTGCAGCAGCTAGAGAAGCACAAGACCTAGCAGCTGAAGCAGAAGCTTTAACTGCAATATCTGAATTGGGTTATAAGAAAGCTAAATTCGAGGAAGCTAAAATAGCTCAAGAGGAATACAACAAGAAACTGGAGTCAAAACCAAGTCCTGATATTAACTTAGAAAGAAAACCTGCAGCACAAGGAACACCTGATCCAAAAGCAGAGGATTGGGCTTCTAAAAATGCATGGTTTGGTCAAGATACAGCAATGACTTATACTGCATTTGACCTACATAAAAAGTTAACAGAAGATGAAGGATATGACCCATCAAGTGACGAATATTATACGGAAATAGATAAGAGAATAAGACTTGAATTTCCGCATAAATTTGATAGAAAAGATTCTACGGAAACGACCAAGCCTGTACAGACAGTTGCTTCGGCAAAAAGAACTACGAAAACTGGTCGCAGAACTGTAAAACTCACACCTTCACAGGTAGCAATCGCTAAAAAATTAGGTGTGCCACTTGAAGAATATGCGAAACAATTAAATATCACGAAGGAGGTATAAGCATATGGAAAATAATAATGATAAAAGAACCTCGCGTGCGAGTCAAACTAGGGAGAAGCAAAGCAAACCCAAAGTTTGGTCTCCTCCATCATCTTTAGATGCACCCCCTGCGCCAACAGGCTTCAGGCATAGATGGATTAGAGCTGAGAGCTTAGGATTCAACGATACTAAGAATATCGCTGGAAGAATAAGATCAGGATACGAATTAGTGAGAGCTGATGAATATCCCGATTCAGACTATCCGATTGTCGAAGATGGCAAATACAAGGGAGTAATCGGAGTTGGTGGCCTTGTGCTGGCAAGGGTACCTGAAGAGATCGCCAAACAGAGAACTGACTATTATGTTAAACAAGGTCAGGACAATGTTGAAGCAGTTGACAACGATCTCATGAAGGAACAGCACCCAAGTATGCCGATCAATATTGATCGACAGACTCGTGTAACCTTCGGTGGTACTAAGAAAAGTTAATTTTTTAACGATTCCAACCATCAAAGGATAAATCAATAAATGTCTAATAGGAGGACACAACTATGGCAAATAAAGACGCCGCTTTCGGTTTGAAAGCAATTGGTAAAGTTGGTCAGAATAGAGACAACCAAGGTTTATCCGAATACAGCATTGCTGCAAGTTCAGCTGCGATCTATCAATGGGATCCAGTGAAAACTGCGGGCGGTTACTTATTAGTAGCTGGCGCAGGCGGCAATCTTAGAGGATCACTTAACGGTGTTTTTTATACTGACGCTTCAACTAGCAAACCAACGTGGGCTAACCACTTAGAAGCTAGTAATACGGCAACTGACATTGTTGGATATGTATCTGACGACCCTTATGAAAGGTTCGAGATTCAGTCTAATAATGCTAGTGCTTCAGCAGTAACTGATGTAGGTAAAACTGCAGATCTTGAATACACAGCAGGATCTTCACCTGACTACATTTCAAAAGTTGAGTTAGATGACTCTACTTTGAATACTACTGCTCAACAATTAAAGATCATGGGTGCTTCAAAAGATCCAGACAATAGCGATGTAACAGCCGCTAACGTTAACTGGGTTGTAGTAATAGCAGAACATGAGCTTAAAGTAACAACTGGTACGTAATAGGAGGATTAAATTATGGCGATATCAAGAGGACAACTAGTTAAAGAACTAGAACCTGGCCTGAATGCCCTATTCGGCCTGGAGTATAAGCGTTATGAGAATCAGCATGCTGAAATATACACTACTGAGTCTTCAGACAGAGCGTTTGAAGAAGAAGTTATGTTATCAGGTTTTGCTCAAGCTCAAGTTAAACCAGAAGGAAGTGGAGTAACTTTTGACAATGCTCAAGAGACTTTCACTGCAAGATATACACACGAAACTGTGGCTCTTGCCTTCTCTATAACTGAAGAAGCAATTGAGGATAACTTGTATGACAGACTTGCTAGTAGATATACAAAAGCATTAGCTAGATCTATGGCGAATACAAAACAAGTAAAAGCTGTTAATCCATTAATCAATGGATTTGGTACATTCACATCTGGTGACGGAACTGCATTATTTGCAACTACTCACCCGACTATTGCTGGAACTGTATCAAACACATTAGCTACAGCTGCTGACTTGAACGAAACTTCATTAGAGCAATCATTAATCGACATTGCTGCAATGACAGACGAAAGAGGTCTGAAAATTGCTGCAAGAGGTGTTAAAATGATTATCCCTTCTGAGCTTCAGTTCACAGCGGAGAGATTGATGAAATCTCAAGGTAGAGTTGGAACAGCAGATAATGACATCAACGCAATCGTTTCTATGGGAATGGTTCCTCAAGGTTATAGAGTGAACAATTTCTTAACTGATCCAGATGCGTTCTACATTATCACTGATGTGCCGAATGGTATGAAGATGTTTGACAGAAGCCCAATCAAAACGGCTATGGAAGGCGACTTCGATACTGGTAATGTAAGATACAAAGCTAGAGAAAGATACTCATTTGGAGTATCTGACTTCAGAGGTATCTTCGCATCACCTGGTGCATAATAATTAAAAATATTTGTGGCGGGACACAATCCCGCCACATTTAAATGTTATAATAGAAAGATTATGAAAAAATTCTTAGTAAATATTTGGGCCTACGATCACCACGCAAAATTTGAAGTTTTATCCCAAGATAATCCAGAAAGCTTGGAAAATGCTATCCTTGACAAGCTAGGAGAAAATGATATAAATTGGGAATACCTTGGAAACAGTTATGCTGACAAGGTAAACAGAATAACCTATGAGGAGGTTATAAATGACGATGCAAAAACATCTGCAGGATCTATACAAACAGAAAAAAGTATTGGATCTACAATGGGAGCAGGAGCATCTTAACGAGGGTAGATATACTCTCAACATGGTCAAAATAGACCATAAGGTTAGAGAAGTAATTAACCATATTAAAATGGCCGAAGCACAAGAGGCTCATTTAGACAATAAGGTTAATGGAATTGCTCCCCAAGTTTCTGTAGCTACTTAATAAAAAGCTACATCGTTGAATAAAATCAATTCACATTACGGGATCTCTTGCACTCTACTCAAAACTAGTATATAAAATA